ACTAGTCGTCGGCAGCGTCAGACGTGTATAAGAGACAGGCTTCAAAGCAATTAGTTATTTATGTCCATAATTTAGCTTATGAATTTATGTTTGTAAAGGATTTTTTATATATAGAATCACTTTTTGCGCGTGAATCGCACAAGGTCATCAAATTCAACGCCTGTTTAAAGTCAGATTATTTAAAAACAATAAACAAATTGAATGTTTCACGTGAAACATTTCCGCATTTTGAATTTAGGTGCAGTTATTTTTTATCAAACATGAGTTTATCAAAATTTTGTGAAAACTCAAAATTTTGTGTACATTATAAGCTACAAGATAGATATGATTATAAAAAAGTGCGCACGCCGGATACACCGCAAACTGAAACAGAGTTAGCATATGATTATAACGATGTAAAAGGACTTGAGGAATGTATACTGTCAAAAATGGATGATTACAATGACACACTAGCAACAATACCTCTAACATCGACCGGATACGTGCGCCGTGAAATGCGCAAAGCTTGCAGAGAGGACAAACATTATAGGGAACTATTTGAAAGTCTCATGCCTACGCCGGAAGTATATACATTATTACGAAAAGTTTTTCGCGGCGGAAATACACATGCAAGTAGATACTACGCAGATGCAATAGTTGAGAATGTCTACAGTATGGATAGAGTGTCAAGTTATCCATCATGCATATGCTCGGACTTATACCCTATGACACCGTTTATAGAGTATGTACCAAAAAACTTTACACAATTATTATCTGATTGTAACAAAAAACAAAATGCTATCATTATGCAAGTAACGTTTAAATCTATAACAGTACATGATGATGTGCCAGTGCCTTATATTGATTTTGCACACTGTACAGCATTTAGCAAGGAATACATAAATGACAACGGGCGCGTGCTATCGGCTGATTGGGTAACGTATGCTTGCACAGAACTAGACTTTATCATTATTTGCAATCAATATCATTTTGAAGTTATAGAGTGGCTATGCGGATATATGGCGAAAAAAGATTATCTGCCTGCACCAATAGTTAGCACTATGTTAGAGTTTTACGACAAAAAAACACAGCTTAAGGACGTAAAAGGAAAAGAATATGAGTATATGAAAAGTAAAAACAGCTTAAATTCTGTTTTTGGTACAATGGTTACAGATATATGTCATGATGAAATAGTTTACAATAATGGCGAATGGTCTAAGGTTACGCCGGATTTAATAGAATCAATAGCACAGTATTCTACATCAAAAAATTCATTTTTACTTTATCAATGGGGCGTTTATATTACTGCAAATGCGCGTTGGGAGTTGCAAAAAATGATTGATGCTGTTGGGTGGGATTTTGTCTACGCCGACACTGACAGCGTAAAATTCATAGGAAAACAGCATTTACAAAGCTTTAAAGACCGGAATGATTACTTATTAGCAAAAAAACAACGTTATCGCAATTATGCAGATCGCCAAAATGAAGATGGTACTGCAACGCGTTTTTATTTAGGGATATGGGATGACGACGGTAATTATAAAAAATTTAAGACGCTAGGTGCAAAAAAGTACGCATACATAGATAGCAAAGATAACAAGTTACATGTTACTGTATCTGGTCTATCAAAGCAAAAAGGTGCGGCAGAGTTAGAGCGCGGAAACGGCATAGCTGATTTTAAAATTGGAAAGGTTTTTACTGATTCTGGACGCACCGTGTCTTATTTTAATGAATCGAACATACATTCGATAACAATAACAGATTATATAGGTAAAGAATCAACATTTACAACAGCGTCAAATATAGCTATAGTAGATACATCTTACACTTTAGGCATTACAGACGAGTATTCAGAAATCATAGGAAAAAATTTTATAGATAATTGTGAATAAATGCTTGACATATAATTATCATAGGTATATAATACATAATGTAAGGAAACAAAGTACAAGAAAGTGAGGAATTAAACATGAGAAGATCGTTTTATGAAAAGGTAAAAAAGAATGGCACAGTTGACACCAAAAACTACAGATATGTATTAGAAGATTTTGGAAATGTGGCGCGATTGCCTATTAAATATCTGGACACAACAAAAGCATACGGCGGATGGAAAATTATTAAAATTCCTGTTGAGTGGAAATAATCATGGAGGTACAATAGTATGAAAATAAGCAAAGAAGAAGCTGTGTATGCAGTGTTGAAAATGGTGGTTGATGATAAAATTAGTTTGCACATGATTTATAACGGACTATGGTTATATAATTTATTAGTAGGACTTGGATTATCAACCCCAGAAGTTATAGATGCTAACCTTGAGATAAAAGAAACAATTCTAAATTGTTTAAAAGAAAATTTAAAAATTTAGAAAAAACTTCTTGACATTTCCGGCAATAAGCGTATAATAGATAATGTAAGGAACATATAAACAACGCAACAAAACAGAAAGTGAGGAAAACAAAAATGACATTATTTGATTTATTCACAGCGAACGCAGAATGGGATACAAACACAGAATTAACTATTAGCTACAATCATTTAGGCAATACTAAATGGGATTCTGGACAGGCGTTAGACATAATTTATAAATATGAAAAATTTGAGGTTTTAAGTTTTTATAAAAACTCATTATTTTTAAGAGAACAAGAATAGCCGAAACGCCCTAATGGGCGTAACGTACAAGGTCTGCAAAACAAGAGGAGAAAAAACAAAATGAATTTTTATAATTTATACATGTTAAATAGCGGTTGGACACCATATTCAATATTTCACTATATTGGTGGTGCATTTCCAAAAGCCAAAATGGAAAATGTATTGAATGTTGTCAATCAGTTAAAGGACGATGAATTAGAATCAAATAAACAATATCTTATACGCTTAATGAGTTTTAAAGAAAGTGAGGAAACAAAATGGTAAGAATAACAGAAAATACACAGCATAATTTAATGAGAGCGGCAGAGAGATGCAGTAACTACTATAAAAACACAACTCACACTTATATCTTTAAAGTAATATACCGTGATACGGATAATACTTTTGTCTTTCACGTCACAAGAATTTCTAACAAAGATCTCGGGCGTCTGGTAGAGCCGGAATCGGTTGGATATATTAAATTATATTTTGAGAATAATACCAAAAAGACCGAATTTTTCAGATAAAGCCGAAACGGGAGAAACATTCTCCCGTCACTGAAAAGATAGCAACTTACAGTCTGACGATGGCAAGCTATAACAAGCTACGCAGTTTCGCTACATTATACAAAGAAAGAGAGGAAAGCAAAAAATGGAAAAGGTAATTTCCAGAACTATCCCAACAAAAGTAGTATACCAGATTATGACGGTATCGCCAACAGACGGCATTAAAATGGGAGACCTTGTAGAATGGGATCATGAGATTACCACAGCGGCGGAGAGAGACGAGATTTTAGAGTCTTTCGGTATTGCAAAGGGTAATCTGATTGAGGTTGACCGGAAAGAGGAAACCCGCTTCATGCCGTTGTCTACGTTCATCGAAAATTCGATGACAGCAGAAGAGTACGACGCTTACAAAGCGTCAAAGAAGTAGAGATCTTAGCAAGCAACATTTTAAAATGTTTCACGTGAAACATGCTTGCACCATTATTCAGCATTAAATCTAATCAGAGAAAAGGAGAAAAAATTATGTTATACGCAACAGGTAAGGTTTATTCCACATTTTCAAACGATGGCAAGTTTTCCATCATGGTAGAGATCACAGATGAAGCCGCGGCGGAGCTGATCGAAAAAGCGGGTTTGAACACCGAGATTGACTGCCCAATTAAGACGTCCGATGACGGCACAAAGCTTGTAAAGGCACATACCCAGTTCGACTTCCCGATCTATCTTGATGGTGTCGAGCAGAAACCGGACGACGAGACAGCAATTAAGGCGGAAGAGATCGGTGCTGATTCCGAAGTAGAAATTGCGTTTAAGGTTGTTGAGGGCAAGTACAAGGGAAAGAAGTACCAGAGCGCATACCTCAAGGGAATTGACATTTCCAAGCTTGTTCCCGCAGAACCGTACAACCCGTTTAATCGGTAAGATCGGCGTGCAATGCCATTCACGGCATTGCACGGCGTAAGAATGGCATTTATGGCATGTACGGCATGGCTTGCCGTGCATGGCATAAAACATAATTTTATATGGTACTATTGCACACACTTCAATTACTAAATTCCTCCAATATTCCTTACGAAATGTCCTATGTCCGAGTAATTGGAGTGTGTGGAGTAGTACCGGATTGGTTTTTGTGGGCGTAAACCGACGGGAAAAACCGTGCCCAGCGCCGTGGTTGGTGCGAGCCGATACCGCGAAACTCTAAAACTATAAACGCGGCGGTAATTCTGTTAATTGCTACCGCCGCAGAAAAGAGGAGAAAATGAGTATTGTAATTGTAATGCTGTTTATTGTGCTTGATTTTATTACCGGAATTGTTATGGCTATTAAAAACAATACTTTTAATAGCAGTATCATGCGTGATGGACTTTTTAACAAGTTCGGCGAGATCGTCATTGTGGCTGTTGCTTTTTTGATTGACTACGGACAGACGTATCTTGATATGGGATTTAGTGTTCCGGTGCTCGAGAGTATTTGCGTTTATATTATTTTAATGGAAATCGGCAGTATTTTGGAAAATGTCAGCCGGATAAATAAAAGCTTAGTGCCGGAAAAGATTAGAGAAATCTTGGAGAAAGCACCGAAAAAATAAGAAGTGTTTCACGTGAAACATTTCTAGGGACTATCGTCTAACGGTAGGACAACGGATTTTGATTTCCGTCAATGCGGGTTCGATTCCCGCTAATCCAGTTTAAGGAGGAAGCGTAATGGCTTTTTATAATCTTGATAGTATAAAAAATGTCAAAGACTTAGATAACGATGAACCGATTTTGAGAATGATTATCGGAAATCGTAGTGCCGGAAAGACTACAGCGCTTTTGATTGAATCTTTAAAAAATGTGCAGAATGATAAGCAAGTTGTTTTTTTATACAGAACACAGGATGAAATATCGAGCAGTGGAAAAATGTATGAAGATGTACTGGACATTTACCCCGAGTATGGAAAAGTTGTGACTAATAAAAGCATCGTAAAAGGCTTGATAAGTGCAATGATGCTACATGATAAAGATGATAACGTTGTGTTACTTGGATATGCGGTATATTTTAACAATACCGATAAACTCAAAAAGTACAGCCCAATGTTTAAAGACGTTAGTTTGATTGTTTTTGATGAATTTGTGCTTGAAAATAATGGATATTTAAAAAATGAGATAACAAAGTTTGAAAGTACGTTGAGAACGATCTGTAGAGGTAAAGGGAAACAGGTACGAGAAGTACCAACTTATTTAATGGCAAATTATGTAACACTTTTAAATCCGTATTTTATATATTTTGGAATACACAAAAGATTAAGGGATAACACTAATTTTTTGCGTGGTCATGGATGGGTTGCACAATTTGTTATTAACAAAGATGCGCAAAACGCAATGAATGAAAGCAAATTTGCAAAAGTGTTTAAAAATAGTCAGTATCAGAAGAGTAGCGCAGATGGCGTGTATTTATGTGATGCAAGCGCTTTTGTAGAAACTGTTAGCGGAAACAGCCGTTATATATTTACGCTTGTTTGCGGTAAAGATAACTATGCAGTAAGAGAGTACCCAGAAAAAGGTATTGTGTATATTGACAGAACTGTAGACCAGAGTTGTAAATATCGCTTTACGTTTGACGCGAGCAGTCATAATGCAGACACTTTGATGTTGAGTAGTCAGAGTTTTATCTATGACTATCTTAAACGGTCTTATGACTTGGGATTGCTAAGATTTAAAGATCTGAAATGTAAAGATATTGTGCTTGATATACTTAGTGTGAGGTTGATGTGATGGGTAGACGATCTGATTATCGTGATTATGGTTACACTAGAGCAGTTTGGAACGGCTTATATAATTTAATCAACAACGAAATAGGTTTAGCTGCGTTGCTTGGTAACTTATGGGCGGAGAGTGGAATTGTGCCTTATAGGTGCGAAAACGATAATAATAGTACAAATTCTTTTAATAGAAGCCGTATTTATACTAACAGTGTAGATAATGGTACTGTAACACGCGAGCAGTTTATAAATAGCGGTTTAGACGGAGATACAGTGCATAAGGGTTATGGGTTGGCACAATGGACATACTACACGCGTAAGACAGGTTATTATGATGCATGGAAAAGCGGTGGATATAGTAGTATAGGTAGCATTGAATTAGCGCTTTATTATTTAAGTTACGAACTAGAAACATCATTCTCGAGCACTCTTGAGGTTTTACGAAATGCTACAGATATGCGCACAGCGAGCACATATGTGCTTAAAAACTTTGAAAATCCAACCTTGCAGGGGCAAGATGTCCAAGATTATCGTTTTGCTTGTAGTATGGATGTTTACGACGATATGCATGGTAACTTGCCGCCGGAAATAAAAGTGTTGACAATAGACCCTATTAGTGCAAGTATAGTAGATGGGGAAAGTATTAGAATTACTGTTAATGCTAACTCGGAATGGACTTATAATATCGGTCAGTATCTAACAGCAACAAAAGAAACTAATGCTTTGATTATTAGCGGCAATGCAAACGGTGCGCAAGTTACAAGTGTTGTAAGTTTTTGGTTAGTTGAAGATCAGAGCATTACAGCGCAATGCCAGATTGGTATAAACAGACCAGCGCCGCCCGCGCCGGAGATTAACGTTACCCCCTACAGCCAACAAGCAAACGTTGGTACTGTTGTTAGATTTAATGTAAGATCAATTTATGATTGGGGAGTTAGCGTACCAAACGGAGCGGAACTTGTTAAAAAAGAAAGAGGTTATTGTTATATTAAAGTAAATGTTACAGCATTGCGGCGTGTAATTATTCGTTTTTTTGTATTAAGTGATACAAATATTTACCAAGAATGTACAATCAATATATCTGGTGTAGCGCCTATTCCAAGCGCTAGAAAAACACCATTTATATATTATTTAAAACCATTTTTAGGGAAAGGTAGGTAGAAGAATGACAGCAGACGAAGCTTTAAAAGCGATCTTGGGAAAGATCGAAGCGCCGGAAGAATTGGACGAAGAAATCAATGTGATTACAGAATCTATCAGAAGCGGCGCAAATGTAACAGACGACGGCTACAAAGAACGCTATGAGGGCTTGCGCGAAAAGTACATTGCGCGTTTTGGCGAGATGTTAGCCGGACAGGAAACACCGCGAACGGACATTGAAGAGCCGAAAGCAGATGTAAGTGTGATCGAAGATGTGACGCCGGAAATGCTTGATTTTAATGGCAGTACAGAGTAAGAGAGGAGAAAGAAATGGGTAATAAAGTACCGGCTACAAACGTAGCCATTTTGAACGCAGTGCGATCAATGCAGAGCTTGGAATATCAAAACAGAATTCCAGAAGCGACAGCAGAGAATATCTCAAGTATCTATGAGAGTTTGTTGAACATTGTTCCGTTGCGTAACGCGTTTGCTAATGCATTGGTTGAACAGATTATGGAGCAGAGAATCGAAACCGTATTTTTTGAGAATCCGCTCGGAGTGCTTAAGAGAGACCCTATGCGGTACGGTGGCACGGAAGAAGAGATTTTTATCAACATGGCAAAAGGCAAGCAGTTTAACCAGTTTGCGACCGTTGCAGAACTGTATGCCTACTATCAGTCAAGCATTATGGCGGCTTATCACAAGATCACGCCTGCTATCCAGTACGCGGTTACAGTTACATTTGATAACTTGCGTACAGCATTTAGATCAGAGTATGGTGTGCGAGATCTGATTAACGCAAAAGTACAATCACTTTTTGCGGCGGCGAACTGGGATGAATATTTATGCATGAAACGGTTGATCGAGAGTGCGAGCGCGTCAGATCAGCTTTACGCGGTTAATGTTGCAGACCCTACAGCGAGCGCAGAAAACGCTAAAAAGCTGACAAAGCTTGTAAAAGCTTACATCGGACAGATGAAATTTCCCCATCCAGAGTACAACATTGCCGGAGCAGACAGTTGCGCAAACGATCAGACGATCTTTTACATTACCACACCGGAGATCGACGCAGAGTTAGACGTTGAAGTACTTGCTACAGCTTTTAACATGAGCAAAGTTGACATTACTGTTCGTAAAATTATCATTGACAAGTTTGACGACCCAAATATTAAACTTGCGTTATTCGATATGCGATTCTTCAACGTACGCGAGAACTTCCGGACACTGACGGATTCGAGAAATGGTGCGGCTTTAACTTGGAATTACTTTTACACAATGAGTGAAATGTTTTCCTATTCTCCGTTTTTCCCATGCATTGTTTTTACTACGAACACTGTCGGTCTTACAACCGTTAGCGTTACGGACACTGCCGGAAACGTGGGAACTGATGTAGAAGTTACAGCGTTAGTAACAGGAGACAGCCAGTACACGCCGCAGATGCTTGATTTTGATGTTAAGGGCACTACGAGCCAGTATACAAGTTTTATTCCGGGGTCTAATATCTTGCATATTGCAAACGACGAAAAAGCGGCAACGCTTACCGTTAAAGCGACATCAAGATATAATAGTGCGATCAGCGGAACAGGTACTGTTACAGTCAATCAGTAAATGTTTTCACGCGAAACATTGATTTGAGGGGAGCACAATGCTCCCCTAGAAATGAGGGAAACATGGATAACATGATACCGATGCCAACACAAAAAAACGTAGATGGAATAGCACCTGTTGCGCAAGTGAGAATATGCAGAGGGATTCCATGGGATTCGTCCTACAATCATGTAAGACTTTTCAATAGCCGAGAAGAACTTTTCGCATATGTTGATAGCAAAGCGATCTATGCTACTGACAACGCCGCACCAGTCAAGCGGGGTTATGCAGACTTTGCTGCACCCGTAAACGAATTATACGCTGACAGCGCAAACTATATTGCTTTTAAAAATGTAGGCTATATGGATAATTGGATGTATGGTTTTATTACAAGCGTAGAACCGTTGTCTGTTAATTCCTGTCGTGTGAATTTTATAATGGACGTTTGGACAAATTGTCAGTTTGATATGGTATTAAATAAGTGCTATATCGAGCGTCAAATTGTAAAAAAGTCTGATGATGTTATAGGCAAGTATACTTTTCCCGAAGGATTAGAGACGGGAGAGTATATCGTTAAACAAGAAACGGAACAGAATTATGATGCGCCGGAACTAAGTGACCGAAACATTATGAGCGTTGTTATTCCGAGTGCGTTTGACGAGAGCGGAAATTTTAACGGCGGAGAATTTAGAGATGGTGTGTATACTGCTATCACTTTTAACGTTTTCGATAATGGAGACGGCGTAAACGATTTTTTAATTGCCGCTAACGCAAACGGTACGATCGACGGAATTTTAAACGCGTTTATGATGCCAACAAGTTTTATAGCTGAAGAAACACAATTCAAACAATTAAATTTACCTAAAAAATACGACAGCATTGATGGATATGTACCAAAAAACAAAAAGCTTTTTTGTTATCCGTATAATTTTTTATATGGTAATAACAACAACGGTACGGGAATTGAGTATAAGTATGAATATTTTTCAAGCGAAGCTTGTAGTTTTACTTATACTGTAGCAATGACACCCAACCCGTTATTAGTATCTTATCCAATACAGTATAAGGGCTTTGCACAGGATTACACAGATATGCTTACATTTTCGGACTACCCAAAATGCGCAATAATGACAGATGCGTACAAAGCATATGTTGCACAGATGACAAGTACGGCGGGAGCGAGTGCTTTAATAAGTGCCGGAGACGTAGTGTCACAAGGTGTTGACACAGCCGCCGGAGTTTTTAGCGGAGTTGGAAAAGCATTATCTGGTGCAGGTTTTGGATTTTTGGGTGCGGCGGCAAGTGCGGGCGGGAACGCCATAGCGACAGGAAAGCAAGCCGCGAGTGATGCTTTTAAGTCTAGCCCACTTGCAACACTTAGTAGCACTGATTGGTCGGAGGTTATAGGAGACGGTATAAAATCCGTTGTCAACCATTTTTTACAACCGAGCGGAAATGTTACCACATCTAGTGGAAATGCAAGCAAAATTATAGGTAACGATCACATCAGCTATTACCCGATGCAGATTCGTGCAGAGTATGCACGTAAGATTGATGATTATTTTACAATGTTTGGCTATAAGATTGGCGAAATTGGTACACCATCAATCAATAACCGGAACGCGTGGGATTTTGTCAAAACACGTAATTGCACAATCAGCGGAAACATTGATTTAGATTACCTTGTCATTTTGCGATCTATTTTTGACCGTGGTGTGACAATATGGCATACTAATGACATTGGTAATTATGGACTTGCAAACAATTAGCGAAAAAGAGGTGGAAAAATGAAAAATCAATCAAAAGACGCGGAATATTTCAGCGTGCCGCAGTATCGCAATTATTATATACGATATTTTAATATGCTACACGAAATGATTGTGAACCGTTTTGAATGGCTAGGACTGCCGGACGAAATTCCGCCAAGAGTAATCGAAGATTATCTTTTTTGGTGGGGGCAAGCAGTATTTTTTGAGGATGATGTGCTTGAAAAATATGCTGTTATGAAAACCAATATGGGCGGAACTGTAGATATTTACGGCGTACCGAACATGCGTTTTGCATATGCGCAACAGTATTTTAAGGCACTGGGAAAAAATAATAGCGTCATTATCTGGGATAGCAACGTGGGATATCCTAGTGTAGATTATGTGCAGATGTATGCGGAGAGTTTGGCAAATATGAGGATGACTAGAAATTTAAACATTTACGCGCAAAGAACACCCGTTATTATTGCAGGCAGTGATAACCAGAGATTAAGCACAAAAAACCTTTTTAAACAGTATAATGATTTTGTACCATTTATCAGCGTTAAAGACGGAATTAGTAACGTTGAGAACATGAAAGTACTAAATCTAAACCCGCCTAACGTGTTTGGAGATCTCACTACAGCTATGCGTCAGGAAATTGCTGATTTTTGCTTACAGTTTGGTATAAATAACATTGACGGCACAAAAAAAGAGCGTTTAATTACAAGCGAAGTCGAACAAGATGCTGACCTCACGTTAATTAACCGACAATCTTTTTTAGGTGTGCGAAAGCGTGCGTGCAATCAAATCAACCGTTTATTTGGACTTAGTGTTGACGTGCGATACATCGGCAACGGTTTAGGAGTAGAGCGAAAAGAAAACCTTGCAAATGGGGGTGTTGAAAATGGCGACATATACAACCAGAATTAGAGACTACATTGAAAGCTTTACGGACTGGAAAGACATAAACGCTACTACTTACGACAAAATCGAAAAAGGTATGCCTAAGCTTTTTGATTTTACTTTCCCGTGGTACAATGACGACGAGACAAGCCGGATAAATTTTGAACGTATGTTTATTATACACTTTTACATGTGCGAAATCGGTTTTGAAACAATCGGTCTTTTTAAGCTTAGACTTAATGATACATTGAGACGTAACATGCCTAAATATAAAGCAATGTATGATAGCAATTTAAGTGTTGCACAAATTTTAGAAAATACAAACATGACATTTGACGATACCGACACAAGTGACGGAAGCAATACATCACAAGCAGATCGAACCATGAGCGATGCTAGCACTAGTAGCGCTAACGATCAGCGTATTAACAGTGATAACCCGCAAGTTAATTTTTCCGGCACAGACTATGCGTCCGGCATGACTAGAGGTCAAAGCACAGGAGAGGACAGCCGCGCAGTTAGTGAGAAAAACACAGGTAAGAGTAATACATCAGTTGTAGACACTAGCCATCGGACAGAAAAAGGATGGCGTGGCAGTAAAATGAACGAACTTATTATGTACCGCGAGCACATTGTAAACGTTAATAATGCGATTATTGCAGATTGTGAAGAATTGTTTATGTCAATTTTTGACGATTTTTCCGAACATGGAAACGATTTTAATATGGCGGCATATGGAAACCGCGGAAACTTGGGCTTATCTATTGATTGGATGAGATAGAGAGGAGAATAAAATGGCGAACAAAATTAACCCATTTGACCCTAACGTAAATTCTGGACTGTATAACGTACATTTTCCAGACTTTGCATTTTGGTTGCAAAAAACTCAACCACTTGTTTATGATGATGCGCTGTCGTATTACGAAGTATTATGTCGCACAAGTGCTATTCTTAATCAGCTTATTAAACAAGTAAACGATCTTACTGACGCACAAAAAAAATTTATAGAAGATGTTACAAATCTTTTAAATCAAATTATTAACGAATGGAATAGTATTGTGACAGAATGGAATAGTATTGTGACAGAATGGAATAGTATTGTGACAGAATGGAATGTCATGAAAACCACGTGGTCGCAATGGTCGGCTACTTGGGCGCAATGGGTGTCTACTTTTGCGCAGTGGACGGAAACTTTTAACAATATGGTACAAAATAACAACCAATTCCAGTCAGATATTACAAATCAGTTTAATTCATACAAAGAAGAAATTAACAATATTATCACTAACTTTGAGAATGAAGTAAATGAAAAAATCAAAGATTTTGCAACAGTAGGAATCTTAGAGCATGTTGTAACTTATGGAGGTATCTGGGAACAGGTTGTGACGTTGGAAGCGGGCGCAAGCACAAGAATCTTACTACCAGAAAGTATGCAAAAGTATGGATTATTCTTTCTTGCCAATGCAAGCATTGACTGTGAAGGAATCATTGTTAATGTTGACAAATGGACAGTTGTTGCTTACAACGCAAGCACACAAACGAGAAACCCAAACTTGCAGGTGTATGCGCTTGGAGAGTTTGGTATATTAAGTCGACAGGGGGGAGTATAACATGTATAAAAAAGATTACCACCCAAATGAAAATTTAATTTATGAAACAGAACACTATAAGTTTCCTGTGTCCAAAAGCACTACAGAAGACCCCGACCTTAATAGAACTATAAAAATAGATGAAGCGCTTTACAATGAAGCAAAAGTAAGGTTAAATGAAGATAGAAAACTAAACAAAAAAATTGATGATGAAGCTGAAAAAAGAGAAAACACCGATATTTTTATTTCCAACTCTTTAACAGATTATTCAAAAAAAATGAGCGCGGCAAAGAGAGTTTTACCAGACGTAACAACAGTTATTGGAAGATACAGTGAAGTACATTCATGCGCTTGCAGAGTAGGAGACTATGCAAGTATTATAAACTTGCGCGGCTATTTTAACGGTACTACAACTGTCTCTTATACACATCTCCGAGCCCACGAGACCGGAGCCTATCT